CGGTGCTAGTAGGGGGGAAGGTGGGTTTTTCGGGTCCTTCATCTGCCTTCCCCTCTTTAACATGGAGATCAAAACATGAATCATATGGTGTTTACTGAGGCATCTATAACGTTGAACGATATTGTTTTTGATTACATGAAAGAGTTTGGTTTATTGCCGCGGGTTCGGGAACTTTATGAACCAAAAACCAAAGCAGAAAAACGCGGAGAAGATTTAATTGAATCCTCTTACATTGAAGAACCAGATTATGGATCGGTCATTAAAGCCTGCCGTAAAACGGTTATGAAATTAGAAGATTTTGAGAATGAAGTTGTTACCAGCGATTTAAGTGAACAACGCGATCGGCGGCGTAAAATAGAAGAGATTATTTCTATTATGCATATAAGCCGAACCTATCCAGAAAACGCCATTAAAAGATTAAAACGGCTTCGGCCCCAGACGGAGAAAGCAAGTGGAACAGAGAAGTGAAGAGTGGTTTGCCGCAAGACGCGGTCGCATAACAGGATCAGCCGTGGGGGCTATTCTTGGCCTGTCTCCTTTTATGAAACCTGATGATGTCCTTCGTCGCATGGTACGAGAAAAGTTTGACGCACCGTCCGAGTTTATTGGCAATGTAGCTACAGACTGGGGAACGGCTAACGAACCAAATGCGATCGGGCAATATGAATTGGAAACTGGTATTAGGGTTATGCCAGCAGGATTTTATACGCATGAGCATTGGTTAGGCGCTTCTCCTGACGGTCTGGTAGGCCAAGAAGGACTTATTGAGGTCAAATGCCCTTATAGCCTTCGGAATGAAAAAGCCCCGGTGCAGTTCAAGCCGCTTGCCATGCAAATGCATTATTACGCCCAGATCCAAATACAGTTATTTATCACGGGCAAGCCATGGTGCCACTTTTATCAATGGACGCCTACCGATTCGCGGAATGAAATAATCTCATATGATGAGCCATGGATTAACGCGAACATGCCTGCGCTATTGGCGTTCTATCAAAGATACTTGGTGGAAAGCACCCACCCTATGTTGGCTGAGAAACATTTGCAGCCGCGTAAAAAAGAAAACGATAAACCTGAACTTCGCCAGTTAGCGGCAGAGTATTGGGACTTAATTCAAGATATGAAAGCATCGGAAGATCGTAAGGCTGAGTTGCTTGAGAAAATGGTCGTGGCTGCTGGTGGTGAGCCTTGTTACATTGATGGTCATAGCCTTACAAAAGTGGAACGCGAAGGGGCGATTAGCTATTCCAAGGTTGTTAAGGATTTGTTGCCCGGCGTTGACTTGGAACCGTATCGTGGGAAACCAACTAGTTATTGGACGTTTAAATAATGGGCAAGCGATCGGACTTTGAACGCAACCCGATGGACTATTACCCAACCCCCAAAGAGGCCGTACTACCGCTTCTTAAACATTTGCCAGAATGTGCGTGGTTTTGTGAGCCATGTGCCGGGGCAGGGGTCTTATCGGCTCATTTAGAATCGGCTGGGCATTTGTGTGTTGAGGCATACGATGCAGAACCACAGGCAGATTGGATAGGTCGTAAAGATGCGTCATTTCTTACGGAAGAAGACGTGCAAGGGTGTCGGTTTATCATTACGAATCCCCCTTGGGAACGTGTGGTATTGCATCAGATTATCGAAAGGTGCGCGGCTTTGCGACCGACATGGTTGTTGTTTGACGCGGACTGGATGCATACAAGGCAATCGGCACCGTATATGTTAATGTGTGAAATGATCGTGTCGATCGGGCGGGTTAAATGGATACCGGATAGCGAAGGTGCGGGTAAAGACAATTGCTGCTGGTATAGGTTTGACCGTCGAAACAAGTTACCAACTATGTTTGTGGGGCGTTAATGAAGTTTCCTGATAATATTGCCGTATATGGTATCGTTGATTATCGAGGCGAATGTCCGCGGGAGTACTTTGAGCAGAAGGCGTTCTTTAAACGAATTAGGATGCGGTATCCCGAAACATGGGGAAAAATTGCTTTGCATCCTAAGAACGAGGGTAAAAGGGAATTTCGCAAGGCAAACGCTGAAAAGGCAGAAGGTTTAACGGCAGGTGCTTCGGACATTATTGTCCCCGGCGATCCAACTTTTGTGTGCGAAATCAAACGCCAAGACCACACCCAATCAAAATGGCAACCGAATCAATTGGAGTATTTGCATGCCGCGCAAAAAGCAGGCGCGTGGGTCTGTATTGCCCTTGGAGCCGATGCAGCTATCGATGCTTTCGAGGACTATCTGGGAGACTGTTACAAAGCCGAGTAAACTAATTGATAATGTGATGGACGGCCATATACGGTTAGAAGATCAAACAAAATCAATACAATCTGCGTGTTCTTTTCATATTTACCAAGAGGCTTGCAGGATTTTGAAATTAACCGAGGTTAAAGAACGCCGTTTGGAATTGGACAAGATACCAGCGGCGCTCCGGCCACACATAGAAAAAGAGGTTAAAAAAATATGGGACTTGCGGAAACAGTTGCGGCCGTCTGGGCTTTGGGACTTATGGGTTTAATTTTAAATTTTATAGTTTTGGAGATTATTCAAAGTGGTAAGGACGAGCGTTTATTACAAAGGGAATTTAGTCGTGTCCTACACCATGAGGTTGAGTACGCCCTATGGCGGAACCGTCAAAAGAAGGCCACTGCTCAGGAAAAATAAATTGAAAATAATTTTAGAAAGGGGGTTGCAACATTAATTCAGATGTGGTTTATAGGTGTTGTCAGCGACGCGGTGTTGCTGCCTAGATGGAGATTAGATCATGAATACGAACCTTACCCTTGCAGACCAGTACGCCATCCAATCCCTCGAACTTAAGACTGGCAAAGATAACCTTGATATCCTCAAGGATGCAGTCATTGCCACGGGTGTTGATTACCTTGAAGGCGAAATGTACGACCTTTCCATTCACCTCCGCGCCAAGAAGGTCATTGATGAGGATCTTCTCATGAAGACGCACGGCGTGTCCTTGAAGGATGTTGAGGCTTTGGAGAAGCTGTTGAAGTCCTACAAGGCTTGCACCAAGGATGATGCAGAGATGACCACAGTGGTCAATGTTAAAGCCAAACTAGCGGCCGTGGCGTGAGGAGGGAATCATGCGTACAATCTGGACAATCTTGGTAGATTATCAAATGCCTGACCGCACCATGCGGCGTAAAAATTATATCATGTCAGACACGATGCAGATTGCATCCCTTGAACGGCACTTGAAGAGTGTTAATGGTAAAATTCTGCACCGTGTTGTAATGCCCATAATGACATTCGATGAAGTTATGGAAGACATAGATGGTGAAATGTATCGTTTAGAAATGTTAGCATAAGGAAAATATATCATGGCAGTACATCAAAAAGATCATCTTAAAGAAGCGGCGGCTTATGAGTTGGCCCGTAACATATACCAGTATTGGTCGTCTCAAGGTTACCATATTGAGGCTTTTGTTTACAAAATTAGAGGAGGAAAAGCAGAACACGCCGCCTATGGTGTAAAGACAAATCTAATTAACGGTTTGCCGCAAGACCATGTGTTGCACAAGGAGATGTTTAAATGAAAACGGTTGACGTAGAGGTCAACGATGCAGTGGATATTGACTCCGTTGAACTATATGTGCGGGGTCAAGTGACAATCGAATATACAAATGCTTTCAATTGGAAAATATGTAGCATTGGAATTGACGTTTTTGAGGATGAGTTTCGTCATACCAATGATTCCATGTCGCCTATGATCCTTTGGAAAAAGATAGTCCCTGCTTTAAGCGATCGGCTTGAAGAACGTATTCAATCAGCAATTATGGAGAAATAAAATGCGTAATCTATCGGAAGAAACAAAAAAGAAAATTAGCAAGAGCATGAAATTGTTACATGCACAAAGAAAGAAAATTGAAAGCATAGAACTTGCAAAACCACGCCGCGGACGTCCTCCCAAAATACTTAAATCAATTGCAAAGCCAGAAGACCCGTTAAAGGTATTAGAAAGGGACTTGTTATCATCCATGGGTGGCATGATGGCTTCTCGTGAACGGGACTTGTACAGGTATATCAGTTCTGAGTTTAACCACTTTATTAAGTCACAAGCGTTCTCTGATGCCGTAAATTTACGGTTGGACTTTTATGGCACCAAAATTCTAGAGGCAGAATGCAAACGCATTATCAATGCAATTGAAACCCGTCCTCCAATGAGCACCCTTGAGCGTTTTAAGGCAGCGATTGATATATTGAGGGGCAAATGAAAGACACGGAACTCCATGATGAACTACTGGCGGCTGACATGCGGTTTAAGTGGGCCATGAAGGAGTTCGAAAAATACAGGATTGAAAATGAAAGACTCAAGGAAGAAGTGGTTCAGCTTCGTCGATATATCGGAGAATTATTCAGTGAGCACGGAATTGAACACGCCTACATCAAATACTATGGAGAAGATTGAAATGATTATTACCAAACGCCAACGGACCCATGGGGTTTACCGGGAACAGTCTGGATTTAGCCAAGGGCTTAAAGACTATTTAAAGTCTGGCAAAAACTGGGACGTACTGAACGATGGGCAGAAAGAAGCCCTTGAAATGATAGCGGTCAAGATATCTCGAGTGCTTCACGGGGATTATAACTATCGTGACCATTGGGATGACATTGTTGGCTATGGTCAATTAGGGACCGAATCATGTTTGGCTAATATGCCGACCGTTACCATGGATCTTGAGGAGGTCATGAAAAATGACGGACAGTAAAACCAAAGAACACAAACTGAAGATTGAACTGGCCAAACACGCCTCTCGTATCCAAAAGATTAAACAGGCCCAAGGGGGTGAAGAAACTCGGATGAAAATAACCCTACCAACCTTTTCATGGGACAAGAAACAAGATGACAGGCTTTCAAAGTAAACGGGAATTGGCTAATCTACGTTGGTTGGGGCCATACGCCCCTTCCGATCGCCATGCAGACGATGTTACCGTTTCTGATATGGTCAGGTTGAGAGTTGAAAACGAACTGATGCGCGATGCTCTTAAGCGTATAACAAAGTCACAATATAATGCTGACAGCAAAGACATCGCAAATACCGTTTTTGATAAAATAGGTGATTGATGTGTGTAAGAAGAAAAGACTATACTGAGGTTCCTAAACCAACTGGTGACAAAGGCGATGTACCAACTACTGGGCAGATCAAGAGTTGACCCACACGCACGCTCCCGTGTCGTTGATAGAGATATTGATTTTGATTCATTGACACGGGAACTTCGCCTTATGAGACGGGACCATCCCCTATGGGATTTTTGGATAGAATTAGAACCAGAGGAAGAAGAAGATTATGAGGAAATACGAGCGAGTATTTGTCTGCAACCCGTCTTTCAAATTGAATCCTGACGAACTGGCTCAATTGGCAAACGAAACTGTTTATGTCTGCGATCGGCCAATGTTTGATAACCTTGCTACCGACAATTACATTCCTGATTTTGAGGGACGTATAGCCGAACGCATGGCAGACTTTGATCCCAACAATGATATCGTAGCCTACTATGGCGACAGTATGATTTTTGCCATGATGGTTATGTGGATAACCGGAGAATGGGATTCGTTTGACATAGCCAGATATTCAGCAAAGAAGTCCGGCTACGTCATTCGCAGATTGTCCTACGACAATTTTACTGTAGGGCAATAGGTTGTTCTGCAGGGGCAGGTGAGGCTACAGTTTCAATTTGTGGTTTTGCCTGTCCATGCAACAAGTTCACCAATTCTGCCACCTCGGCATAAGCACCTGCACCAAGATGTTTCAAAATTGTGTTAACATGTGCAACGGTCAATTTTAACTCAAGTTCCAAGTTATCCATTATATACCCCTATTTGCAACGGCTAATGCCTTGGCGACGGTATTGTCGTCCAAGTTAAGTAAAGGCTTTGTTTCATTGCCTTGTTCTTTTCTAATCTTGTCTACCATATTGATCAAGACGTTTGCCTTGGATGCGGCAGAATGCGTTGTGCGACCGCCAGAGGCTCGTTCAGTACGGCCACCAGAAGCCTGCGGTAAAAATCTTTGAGCGGCTAATCCCATACCTGCTAACACACTGGGTGGCAGTTGGTTGATTGCCCTTGCTCCACCATAGATACCTGCACCTTTAACCGCTGGGCCAAGAGCAGGAGCGGCAATTTGTGCGCCCACCAATGGAGCGGTTCTTTTAACGGTTTCGCCTGCAATCCGAGCGCCAGTAGATGGTACATATTGTGAT